ATCATTTGAACCCCAATCAACATCGATTGGAGTCACATCCGTTGGAAACAAACCAACAAACTTATATTGCTTCAGTGTATCACCTGCTTTACCAAATTGTGTAACTTGACCATCTACAGTATAACCAAGTGGTGTACCTGCAACTGGATTACGAACATTTAAATTATGACTATTGATGCCATTCATCCAACGTTCGAATGCATTACGTACTACAAAATCTTCATCATTAATAATTGTTACTGTCCAATCAGCAAATGAACGATTCCCCACAAATTTTAATTCACGTCCAAAATATTGTAGGGGAGCAACGCCCAAAGTTGAACCTGGGAGTTGTGCGGTCTTACACATGAACGTTAGTTTAGTTTGTGCGTTTCCTGGTAATGAGAACGCAGGAAACGGCATACTTACCTCAAATAGGTTTGGGCGGGCACCGTCACCTTGTAACTGTGAACGGAACTGATTTACATTAAATGCCATTTATTTTCTCCTGTCTCTCTTATTTAGAACGAACCTACAACTTCATTAAACGATACGCCTGAACGAACGGCGACAAAGTTCAACTGGATGAAGTTGATTGATCGTGCTGGTTTGATATAAATGTCACCAATAAACTGATTCGAATCAATAACTTGCGCGGTGTTGTTTGTTGTATCGCAAACTACTTTAAAGTCTGTGATACCACGGCGACCTTGTACATCACGCAAGAATGGTTCTACGATTGCTACAAACTGAGCACGGGTAAATTGATCATTGAATTCAAACAATGAGAAACGTGCTGCACGTGCAATTGCTTTTTCAAGTACAATGAACAAACGGCGAACATTGATACGATCAAATGCACTTGGCTTGGCTAACATTGTTTTGTCACCAAACAAAACTGTACCTTCGCCTGGGAAAGAAACAACTGGATTAATACCTACTGAATACAGAGTATCACGCTCAGTCTTAGTTGGGTTCCAAGCAAGTTTAACTACATTTTTAATTACGCCACGGTTCAAACCACCTGGTGAGAACCAAGGATCACGTTCAGTATCTGTACGTACACATAGGCCAGCAATGTCACCATTTAGAGGAATCCAACGATAGAGGTCTGCATATTTGTCGTACTGATATTTGTAACCAGAATCGATTACAGCATAAGAAGATGAAGTCAGAGCATTACGGAAAGTAACTGCTGCTGCCGCTTCACTACCAGGATTATTAACAACACTTGCTTTAGTTGGTGAAATGAATGCTACACAATCTTTACGAGTCTCCGCAACATTGCTGATAACATACGTAGCAACTGTAGCATCACCAGCGCCTGTAACTGCCAAAGAAATATCAACTGCTTCAGCATTCTTAAATAAATCCCAACCTGATGTAACGTTTGCCGTGGCTGTTGTGCCATCGGAACCACCAGAGAATGAGAAGGTTAGATTTGCTGTTAATGTTTTGAACGATGTTGCATTTGCTGTTGAACCCCATGCGGTACCTGTACCAAGATTTGCAGATGCGGGATGTGCCAACCAATGAACATATTGTGACTGTTGAGCAATTACATTTTTATAGTAACTTGAATTTCCAGAATCATCTTTACCATCAGATGCTTTAGATACAAATGGATATTTTTCCAAAACTGTACCTGCTGTACCTGAAAATAAACCTTCTTCGTCAATAACTACAATATGAATTTCATCATTTGCACCGCCTTTATTTGCAACATAAGTGGACGTATTTGGAGTTGCGGTAAATTGCGATGCATATGCCCATCCAGCATATGAACCACCGTCGGCAACAGAGATTTTAAGTGTGTTACCGATAGCGCCAGCGTAACGAGCAGCATAACCATTGTTGAAACCTGCTGCATTACCTTGTTGATTTGCTGTCCATTCATCATCATTTTTGATGAGAACACCATTGCCACTTGCTGTAGCATTGTTTGCACCGCCAGCGGCTGAGTTTATTGCACGAACTACTTTTAAATTGTTACCATATGCTAAAAAGTTTGATGCTGAGAACCAATATTCATAATTTGTTGAGTCTGGTTTGCCGAATCTGCTTACTAAACGAACTTCATCGGAAATGGTTGTAACTTCACCTGCTGGTCCCCAAGCAAAAGGTCCTACAAACGCTCCTGTAGAAGTAGCAACGGAAGGTATAACTGTAGTCAGATCAATTTCTGATACGTTTACACCCGCTGATAATTGAAATGCCATTGGATTTCTCCTTTAATTGTTTGGGTCAATTGTCTTTGATACTGTATTTAGTTTTTTATAATCTTGACATTGGGTAACCGCGCTTATCAGCAAAGTGCCAACGATCCTCACCATCATCTTCGACTTCTTCTTGAAGGCCATTTTCTATGAATCCAAACGGAGTCATTGTTTCATCAATCAACATGTTTTGTTCATCTAGCATCATCTTACGGATGTCAATATTGGTAGAGTCTTTGAAGAACGACTGTGCCGTCAACCAAGAAAACAATACCAATCCCATCACGATATCATCATTACTACCTTCTTCCGCAGCATATGAATCTCTTACTCTGACAAAAGTATTCATCTCATTGATGGTATCAAAGTCATTAATAATCAACTTGTCATTCTCTATCAGAGTTTTTAAGTTGGCACAACCAATCTTCTTGACCGACTTGGTTGTCTTAATACCAAACGCAGTTGATCTTTTAAATCCTGAAGAGATAGATTGACCTTTAATGTGATGCTGTTCTGTCTTGTATATGTTTTCATATTCTAAGTCATAGTGCAGAATATCTACAACTTGCTGTCCAATATTGTTTGTTTCTACCAGAACAAATGCTTCATTGTATCGCTTTGCAATAGAGTAAATAACCGTAGGAAAGAATAACAGAGGTAGTTTATTATTACGGTATCTTGCTACTTGTTTATACGGTGCTTGTGTGGCATCAAGAATATTGATTGTTGAGTAGTCTAGATTCACACCTTCCGAACAATCTACCGTAGCAATGTATAAATGTCCAGGTATAGGCTCTTCATAGATATGGAGATTTTCTTCTATTCTTATCGGCTCATGAAATGCCAATGATCTTAACTTAACACCAGAAATAAGTGTCGCCGATGAACCAATAAACTCAGTTTCAAATTCTTGTCGAAACTGTTCCTCAGAAGTGTTTCGTATTGTTTCTTCTTTCCACTTAGCATCACGACCTGGTACCATTGACCAGTGAACTTCTACCGTCTTATATGTGGAACGTTGTTCAATCGCATCTGTCCACATCTTGTAGAATAGATTTAATCCATTAGGAGTTGAAACAATAATTACTTTAGACGTTTGACCAGAGGAGATAACAGGATAGGTTGATGTGAAGAACTCAACTGCCATGTTGTGTGGAACGAACGCAAATTCGTCCAAAAAGATTAGATTATATGTACCACCACGAACACCTGCTGCTGATGTGGCATAAGCAAATATTTTGGAACCATTCTCTAACTCTAAAGAACCTTTGTTCCATGTCATAATGCCTTGCTGCAACCAGGCAGGAAGATATTCATATGCTTTTTGAATACGACCTAGAATGTCTCTTGCTAATTGACCTTTGTTGGCAAGAATACCAATGGTATATTCTTCATTAAAGATTGCTGCCCATAACATATAACCAACAGTCGTGGTTGTTTTACCAACCTGACGAGGCATCTTTGCTATAGTGAATCGATTCTCATGGAAGGTACGAACCATGTCCTCTTGAAAATTCCACATGTCAAATGGAATAAGGCCACGATCAACGTTTACAATCTTGACATAAGTTTTGATAAAGTATACAGGATCTTCAGTACACTTTATTATTTCTTCAACTTGTTCTTGTGTATAGGATAGTTCAGTGCCTGTTCGTTTCAGGCGAGCATTACCAAGGTATCCGTCATCCATAGTTTACTTTATGATGCTTCTCAACATCCATCCTTTTTTCTGATGCGCTGCCAAAAGGTCTTGTAAAAAATTACCAACAGCAGGTTCATTAGCACCGTCAGCAGCAACAATACCAGCACGAAGATGAAGAATGTATCGGTCATTGTCAGCAGCAAGATCCCGCATCATTGATATAGCATCAGGTATGTTTGTTGCTTCTTGTATATCTGCTAACTCAAGCATACGAGCAAGTGAACCTGGTGCGTATGAATTTAATGCACGAAGTTTTTCTGCAATATCGTCAGTTTGTAACCATACGGAATTATAAAAATCATTTAGAAAATCATGGTACTGTGGGAAGTTTGGTCCTTCAATATTCCAATGATAACCGTGTGATTTAAGATACAAAGCAAAATTTGTACCTAGAATAGTTTTGAGTTGGTTGATAAGTGTTTCCATTACGTTTCCTGTTTTTGAGTTTTAAGCATCTTCACCAATTCTGCGGTAGAACCAACGAACACTGCTTTATCTATGCTTAGGTTATTTTGTGTTTCCGCTTTTGGTGCTAAATCTTTTTTGCGTTTTTGTATCTCAAGTAAATCTTTATTCATGTCTGCCAAGTTCTTCATTAGACCCGACAACACCTCAAACGCACGTGGATGTTGACCATCTCTTGCTATCAACATCAATTCGTTTACCGCTTGATTACCTTGAGTTACTAATTCACGGATATTATCTCTTGCAAAATCTGCATCAGCATTTACTGGATCAGCATACTCTACCACAGCAGGTAAAGTTTCTACTGGTGATGTTTCTTTGATTGGTTCTACATCAAATATTTCAGAAAGATTGGCATTTAGTTTTTTCATAATAATGTGTTAGGATATTCTTTTGTTGTTTCAAAGAATCCGAATTCGTCACCAAGTGAAGCAGTTCCTGGATTAGTAGTAGTTTTTATTTGGACAACATTGAGTGAGTTGACATCGGTCACAACAACATTAAATGCTGCACCAGTGTAATCTCCAGTGAGTCTATCACCAACTTTGATAGTTTTGTTTGCACCAGTTACAATTAATACACCACTTGAAGAGTTGCTGAAATAATCTACTGTTCCGAACAATTCTGAATTGTTAGCACGAAGAGTCTCACCCTGTGCAAATGTTCCAAATCCATTCGCATAGTCAACATACACTTTCTGAATATCTTTGGTAGTCAGATCAATGAACGAATTAGTATTTGCAGTTTTAATATACTTACCAGAATGGACTGGTGGCCAGATGTAACTCTTAGCAGTAAATGTTAAGTCCCACAGAATCAATCGTGTAGATCCTTCATTCATTGCACCTTCATATTCTACTGTTGATGCTACCGAATCGAGTATAATTGGTACATTGTATTTTTGATCCATCTCAGGAATAAAGTCTACGGTAACATTAAAATCTGGTGTAAAGAATGGTAGAATTTGTTCGAGAATTTGTGTGCCATCTTCTGTGTTGCGAACATAAATCGATAACGAAAACTGAAAGTTGTATGGTATAGGTACGAATTGTGTACTTACCGAAGTGTTATCTTGTTTAGCAAAATTCATCAGAGTTGAAATTTGCTTACGATTAACATCATATTCCAAACTGTCAAGATTAAATGACATGCGTGGTACAACTGTGTTGATTGACTTGATCAGATTTGGATCAGATGTAATTGCTGTTAAAAAACGTTCTTTAGGTGAGTATGTAAGAGGTACTTTCCATTTTTCTTTTGGAACACCTGCTTGAGTGTATCGTACAATCTCCAAGTCATTAAAGAGTGTACCAAATACAACTACCATCTTGCGAATGGTACGATGATAGAACTGAGCGTTACCTAACATTACGGTTCTCCAAACGGATTATGTTCCGTAAAGTCAATAATACCATCTGAGGCCGCTTCAATACGAGCATTATCAAAAATATCTTCAAATGCATTATTCATTGTAGCATTGTCGGAAATAACATTAATTGTCCAACTTGCACTTGTACTTGTATTACCTTTAAGTAATCCTGTGGTAAAATTACCTTGGACACGATACACTTCTACATATTGACCTGGTAAATAATCATGAACAACTGCTTGTGCTGTTGCTGATGATAAACTACTTCCTTGATATACTATCTCATCATTCAAATAACTACCGCTACCACCAGCAGACAAAAACAATCTTGTTTTTGGATAGTAATCAACAATTTGTTCATCAATCATCTTGATGCCAGTTTCAATAATCTCATTCGAGAATACATATTGTTTCATCTTCAATGCATACACATATACATTACCACCACGACCACGACCTAATGTGTAAAACATGGTCTGTTGATCTTCATGCTCAACGAATGTAATCTCGAAGAAGTTGTTTAGCATTGGAATGAATACCAAATCACCCTCACGTGGGCGAGTGTATCCATTTACTGTGTAGCGGAATCGAAGGCGTGATACCAAGAATGTTGCTTCATCACGAATCTCAAGACCAAATTTGGAAATAAAATCTTGCTCACCATCCATACCTGTAACGTTC